AGGGAGAAGTTCTATGCCATTGAGGGATAGGTTAGAACTCAATTCAATCGTGGTTGCTATTTGCGGTGCGGAGTAATCAATCAATAAATTATTTGGGTAGTACATATTCGTGCTGGTTTCAAGGGTGCTTGTCATATCACAACCTGCCGAGATGATGTCTGCTTGTAAAATATCTGTCTCTGTTGTTCCTAAGTCTCGAAGGTCTACATCTACCGAGATATTGGAGGCGTTCAGTTGTGATGTGTTTATCAATGGAACATCTATATCCGCTATGTTTATGGTGCTTACATTGAGCGTGGATATGTTCGCCAGTGTCGACGATAAATTGTCGGCGGTTAAGATAGGGATTTCCACAGATGAGTTTGTGCCACCCCTCACGATAATTCCCTTGTTTGGATTAGATGCATCGTTGCCGATATTGAAATCTACTGTTGCGAGATTACCGAGCTGGAATGCTGTTGTCCCTTGCGTGTTCCAGAAAAAGTTCTGTGTCTGTGATGTTGGGTTCATCACGGCAAGTGTGCTTTTGAATACTCCTAATCCTGTCGCCGTTATTTGGTTCGTATCGATTAGAGTTGTCACACTTATGTTTGAGGTGTTTATGTCAAGTGCCGACATATTGGGAATGTATACCACGCCATCTGATGCCTGAACAACCATGCTCGGTGGTGTGGCGTTGGAAAGATTATACGGTGTGAAAGCTATATCACCATTAAATTGTGTTCCTTGTGCATTCACATATCCACCAGCAATTGTTAAGGTGTCGTTGTCTCGCTGGATTTCGCTGTAGTTTGCATTGGATACATCATCAAAGCGAAGAGTCGTGACTTCTGCCTCATCGATAACTATGTCGCCGACACTAATGGTTGATACGCTCATATCGCTGACATTCAGATCACTAATATTTAGATCAGACACATTCATGACGCCTGACACATCAAGATTGACTGCTGAAGTGTTTGTGACGACAAGGGCATCTGTCACGACGGTAGAAGCGTTGAGATTAGGTTGTGACCAGTTGATGGTGGTTAAATTGGTAATGGTCGCTGAATCAGACACTGATAAATTGATGAACGATGCATTATCGCTGGATATGTTTGTGGTGCTGAAGACCAGCTCTGATTGAGGGACGCCTCCGTAGACATTATTGGTGAAGCTCATATATATATAGGCTAACATTTAATAATTCTTGAGATCAGCGTGTGGTTGTGTCCTGTCATCATGCGAGTTAATTGCTTTATTAGCTCATCATAAGGCTTGAAATCTTCATCACTGCTAAAATCATATTCTTCGATAGAATCTGTGCTTGAGACATACTCTTCAATGATATCTCTCGTGGTGAGATAGTCATCGTAGAACTTGAGCGTGTAGCTGTCCGCTTGGTTATGGGATACGACCCTACAGCCACAAGCCAACGCTTGGTTAATCATATAGGAATTGAAACTGCCTTCATAGATGTTGACATAAGTTTTGAAAGATGACATCAGCTCTTTCAGTTGCTGTGGGTTCTTAATGTCTTTGAGGAGAACATGCTTGATGACCTTTTCAGGGTTCTTGGCTTTCAATCTTGCTACCAGCCCTGTGTCCTCTTTGGTGATGATGCCGATATCTACTGGCTTCTCAGATCCTTCAACTTTGATGAACTCGTAAAAATAGTGCGATAGAACATTGATGTTGTGTTCCTTCTTCAAAATATCAGTTGAGCTTTGTTCGCAATCAAACACAGGGTTGGATTTTAGAAGTTGCAGATAAAACTTATCACGGAATACCGTCTCGCTGTTGTAGATGATATAGCCGACCTTGAAGTTCGTTTGTAGGTTGATGAGAGAAGTCGTAGCGTACTGACTGCCTAAAACAATGTAAACATCGCCATCTTTTGGCTTTAATTCGCCTTGAATTAGCGGAATGCCCATCTTCTGCGACAAAACTATGGCGTACTCGTTCTGCGACCAATGGCATGACATAATCTGTAGTTTTTCCATTATAGATTATGTGGATATTATAAATTGAGTTTAATTACGAGAAATCAGTCTCTTCGCCACTATCGCTTTCCTCTGATGCCTTTTCGCCTCGTTTCTTTTTCTTTGTCGAAATACCTTTGCTTCTACGGTAGGAATTAATACCTCCATGAGGACGAGCGATCGTTGCGAGAGTATTAAAGGATATTCCTTTCTGTTGAGCAAACTCTTTCTGTGTTAGACCTGATGCCGCCCAAGCGTCAAGGTCGCTCTGATTTTGTTCTGCTGTACGAGCCTTACCTCTACCCATACGCATAGGAGTTGTTACTGGCGGTTCTACTAAGGTTGAAGCGATGTTTTGTGCTGGATCGTGGAGTTCGGTGACTGAAATATCAGATTCGGATTCGGCTGGAGCTGGAGGTTTTCCCAAAGCATGGACAGCCTGATTGAGAGCTTCAAGACGCTCACCAGCTAGGTTCATTTGTTCTCCTTGATAGCCAACTACTTGACCCATTATCTGTCTAAATTGACCACGGGTTACGGGCTGATCTGCAGAAGCTATTTGTTGTTCTGCTTGACCGCCTCGCTCTGCTCCAAGCAGTGTTTGTTGTGCTGGTGATGTCTGTAGCCTATTAACTATCTCCCTTAACTCCTTCGACTGTTGTAGGACCTCTTGGGTTGCTTGTGGCGCTTGAACAACTTGAGCTAAACCACTTCCACCGCCTCCACCACCGAATGCGAATGGCTGTTCTTTCTTTTTCGCAGGTGCTCGTCTGCGTCTTGGTTTCGGCTTAGTATCGCCTACATTCACACGCACAATCTGTGTGACCTTTTGAGAAACAGCAGGTGTCTTTTCCTTTGCCTTTGGCTTCTTTTTCTTCTTCTTTTGGATCGGCATATATATACATAAGGTTAGATTTTAAAACTCAAGCTGGTTAAAGTTTTTGAAATATCGGTATTTAGACGATTTCTTCAGCGAGAGATCTACCAATAAAAAAGAAAACCTATCTTTTGCATCGTCCTTCTCAAACACATAGTCAAAAATCTGATCTGTCTCGTCTCGCTTGAAGGGAAATAGCTCAGACATAATGGCGTCTCTTTCGGGCATGTTTTTCGGACGGAAGGTAACGAAGTGCGACATATTGCTTCGTAGTCCAGTAGGCAAGTCACGGAACTTTTGGACGATAAATATTGTACTGGTAAATAAATGCCGTCGGTTCTGAACGAGTTGCACCAGCTTCTTCTCCACCTGAGCTGACTTACGAAGTGCAGAACCGCAGTCATCAAACAGAACAATGCTGTGTTCGTCGTCTTCTCTATTACGCTGTAGTCTCTTGTCCAGCTCGTTAATAGTTTCCATGTTGAGTTCCCTGAAGATTTGGTCTTCAGGTAGTTTAGAAAACTCATCTTTCTTCATGCTTTTGCTTCCCATCGTAGGAGAGACAATATAAACATGGTCGAAAATACCTCGATATGACTGTCTAATACCCTTCACCTTTTTCCTCAACATAAGAGAATAGAGTAGTGTTGTTTTGCCACTGCCCGATGATCCAGCGATGATCATATTAAATCCTGAATAGTTTGGCAAAGGGTCAGGCATGTCGGCAAGTTTTTGGTCTAAATTGTTTTCTGTGTTTTTCACGCTAAGCTTGTCTTGGCTATGTTCTTTGATATCGAGCGGCATTATACATATAGTGGAGATTATTAATCGGGATACTGTAGAATTGTCATGACTTCATTTATGGCTGGCTGGTCAATATCCGTTGCGAGATGAAAATCTCTGAAATCGTCAGGATGAATGTAGATCTGCTCGGTCTCTTGATCCGTCCAAAATGTTGCCAAAGTGTTTTCTTCATAGCTATAATGAAACATAGGCTTCCGTGAAAACCGACAGAAAATCTGATGAAATCGAGCGTAGGCATTGTTGTGGATTTTAATCGTGATCGGATTTCCAGGAGTGATAGTCATTTTATATTATGCAGATATAAAATAACTCAATTACTTACGATAACGCCGCTTCCGATAGGGAGCATCATCGATATACTCCTCTTCTTGTGTCTGAGCCTTGAAAACAGAAAAGGTTTTGGAATCGCAGTAGACAGCTCGTTTCCTTCCGTCTAGAGAAGAAAAAAGATAGATGTCACCAATAAGTGGAGTCATCGTGTCATAAGCTTTCGATCGCTTAAGCATCTTATGCAATTGATAGGTTTGTTCGCTGTTGAGTTCCATTGTATATATGTAAGACTTTTGTTTTAAATAAGTTAAAAAGAAATCTTATGTAAGTATAAGTAAGAAGTATGACCCATGCTAAAAACTATGAGTATGTCAAGAAATGGCGTGAGCTTAATCGAGACAAATATATGGAGATTCAACGTATTGATAAACTTAAGCGATATCACTACAAACAAAGAGTTAAGGAGCTTTTGAGAATTGAACCTGACTTCTTTCTATAATATCTATTGTCGTAAAATTGACATAAATATAATCTTACGTAAGATATATACGAATGAATCAGCCATCGTTTCTCAAAGAAATCCCTCACGAGTTTATCGCTCTTCCGATCATTAAGGGAAAAGGTGTGCCTTTTGGCATCGGCAAGAAATGGTCTCTAGAACAAGCAAGGCAAAAACTTAATGACGGCTACTACATCTCATGCTGTTATTATCTCAAAGACACGAACTATGTCGTTATCGATATTGATGATCCTAACTATTCTCTAGAGCAGTTCTACGCAGACACTGAAATTGACAGCCTCTATACTGTAGGCAACACTAAAGGATATCATGTGTGGTTGCAACTTCCAAAAGAAAAGACTGATATGTTTAAGAAAAATCTCGTCAAAATCGGATTACCAACAGCTGAGATTGACTTTCTAGGCGAAAAGGTTTTTGAAAAAGTAGGAAAAGAATGGTTTGGTGATGAACCATGCTTTCTGTATCCTGAACAAATCAAGAAATGTTTCAAAGAAGGCACTTTCGAGCCAAAAAAGAAAAACACGGAAGTAGGCGAATCAAGCAGTATTGACTTGCTTAGAAAATTGGTTGAATTGATTGCGATGGAATACTGCGACAACCGAGATGACTGGCTCAAAATTGTCTATGCGATGAAGAAATGCGGTTTCACTGAAGAAGAAGCGAGGGAGTGGTCTAAGAAAAGCGACAGATATTCTGATAACGGCTTTGATAGTGCGTGGGAACAATATTCGGTAGATTTCATCACTGTAAGTGAAGGAACGATTCGATACTATGCCAAGAAATCTAATCCAACTGAATACCATAAGATGACAGCAAAGCCATTCCCTACAGAACCGACTGACAGAGACTACGCAGAATTGTTTATGAGCTTAAAAGGTGACTGCTGCATCGTTTCAAACGGTGTAATGCATGTCTTTTATAAAAATCAGTGGAGGGTTCTTGAAAAGAAAGAACCGCACATTTTGAGAACAATGATTGGTGATACTATCAGAGAATATTTTGAAAAGATCTTGACTACTGTAAAAGACAAAGAATACGTCTCTACTCTTAACATTCTTAAACTAATCTGCAGTGCAAATAAAATCTCTAATGTCACCCGCTGTGTAATTGACAAAATGTATAGCGACCACTGCGATACCGAAGACATATTTGATAACAAGCCCTATGTCTTTGCTTTTAAAAATCAAGCATTCGATCTACAGACAGGACAACCATATAACATCAAAAAAGAGGACTACATCACTCAAAATACTGGTTATGAATATGTCAAACCAACTACAGAACAAATGCAAAATGTTAAAAGTGTTTTTGAAAGCATCTTTCCTGATCCTGAGGTAGGAAAATGTTATTTGAGCATGTTGAGAATGTGTCTATCAGGAGAGCACCCTGAGAAATTGTTCCTTGCGAATGGTGGAGGCAGAAACGGCAAGGGATTGATCAACGAACTTATGTTCAAACTATTAGGATCGTATGCCTACAAACTATCTATTGAAGTTTTGACCAAAGATGTTAAAAAAACTGGAGCTAATCCTGAACTTGCGAATATGCATAAGAAAAGAATGGTCCTTAGCAACGAACCCGAAGATGGAACGAAATTGCAAATGGGTATCATCAAAGAAATAACTGGCGGTAATGAAATCTCAGCTCGTGGTCTATACAATGGGAACACCAAAACAGAGCTGCATTGTGTGTCTGTCGTCGAGTGTAACAAGAAACCTATGTTGAGCGGTCGTATGGATACGAGTGTCCTAGAACGAATTGTGGATATTCCGTTTGAAAGCACATTCGTGTCTAACCCTGATGATGTAGATGAGAGTAGAGGCATCTTTCAAGGAAATACTCTCTACAAGACTGATGCTTGGCAGAAAGAACATGCTTCGGCTATGTTTCACTATATCTTGGAAAATGCAGAGAATACCCTTTACATTCCTCAACGCATCAAGAACCTATCTAAGCAGTATGTTTTGGGTAGCGATGAGATGTATGGCTGGGTGATGGAGAATTACGAACCCGCTGCTGATTTTAACAAGCAGTTTGTCAAGCTCAAAGACATGTTTGACTTGTATAAGGCAAGTGATCTTTATTCTAACCTTACCAAGCTTGAAAAGCGTAATCTTAACAAGAAAGCCTTCAGTGATTTGATTCATACTCATATCGTGTTAAAGAAACAGTTCCGCAATAACAAGGTAAACATCTCTGGAAAAACAGTCGATTGCGAACGCATTCACGGACTAGTGTTGAAGGTAGAAGAATGCGATACTGATGATGAAGATGTAGGGCATCAAGGCTGAACGAGCAGAGGTGGGAAAGTGGGAAATCCTGCCCTCTATTTGACAAACTATTTCTTAACGACCCTTCATGAGGGACTTTATCATATTCGGGGCAGGATTTCCCACTTTCCCACCTTCCCTCCTTTCCCTCTACTCTTCCATAGAATACTCTGTATTCTATTCCCTTCCCTGTAAATAAAAAATAATGATATCTAGTATATATGGTATATTACCCTATATACTTCTAGTAAAAGAATGAACAAAAAAATATGAACTTGAATATTTGTCTTACCTCGTCGTAGATGTTTTTGGTTTTTTTAATAATCGCCCTCCTCTGGAAATCGGTTGTAGTCATCACGACATTGAGGACACTTCTTTTTGGTCAACTTAGTTTCACATTGCAGACAGAGATGGTGACCGCAACTAAGCCTGTTATAGCAATTATCCAAGCATACAGGACACTTGTCATAGGTAGTTTTACAATTAGATGCTTCACCGTCGACAGTTAGTAGCTCTTCCATGAACTTCCTCTCGTGATAATGCTCGTCTTCGGCAGGATCAAGAGTGAGCTGATTCAATGTCTTGCAGTATTTCATGTTCCGAATCGTCTTGATGAAGGCAACAATATCTTCAT